AAAAGAGGCTATTTAATCCAAATGAAGTTATATAACAGATGGCTGTATTTTTATTTAATTATAGGTGGCGTTCTATTTAGTGCGACTACTGTAAACTCTGAACCTACAGGAGACTGTACGACTGGTCAGTATTGTGAGCAAAGTTCGTTAGATACAACAAACACAACAACTACAACAAACACCAATACTAATACAAATACCAACACAAATACCAACACTAACACTAATACAAACAATAATACCAACACTAATACTACGACAACAACGGGTACTAACACCAACACCAACACCAATAGTAATACGAATAATAATACATCGACTTCGACAGCTACTGCTACGAACACAAATAGCAATACCAATACTTCAACTTCGACTACTACGGGTACAAATACAAATACGAATAATAATACAAACAGTTCGACAGCTACTAACACTAATACCAATAACAATACTAATACCAATACCTCTACTTCAGATGTGACATCAGATGTGACATCTAGCAATACGAACACGAATACCAACACAAGTACAAGTACCAATAACAATACGAACACTAGTACGAGTACAAATACAAACAATAACAACAATACGAGTACGAGTAATAACACCAACAACAATAACAACACAAGCACAAGTACAAACAGCAACACAAACAGCAACACCAATGTTAATCAGTCTACTTCTGACTCAAAGGTTAAGACGGATAATAAAAATGTAAATGAATCGACTTCAGATAATACAAACAGAAATATAAATGAGAGCAAGTCTGAACAAGTTATTACACAAAACATAAACCAGAAAGCACCACCAGCGAGTGCAATTGCTCCTAGTATTATGAGTTACAGCCAAGACTTATGTACTGTAGGTCGATCTGGAGCGTTTCAAGGACAAGTGTTTGGGTTATCCACAGGTCGTACAGTACGAGATGAGAACTGTGAGCGATTAAAACTGTCCAAGTATTTATACGATACAGGCATGAAAGTAGCGAGTGTGGCTATACTTTGCCAAGACATAAGAGTTTTTAAAGCAATGACTATGGCAGGCACTCCTTGTCCATACGAAGGCAAGATTGGTGTAGACGCTAGTGCAAAATGGCAAGCGAATCCACAAGACAGACCAGATTATGAAGAAGCAAAAGATACTTATGTGTCTAGGTGTAAGAATACTTTAAACACTGCTGGGCAAAAGAAATCGAGAAGAACTTGTGTTAAAGAATTTAGTAAAGGTACTTAGTCTTTGGGTTTTTTCGGTAGCAACAGTTAATGCTACTTATGTTTATGAATCTGGTCAGAGTTTAATTGACCTAACAAACGAAACAGGAACAACAAGTTTAGCTGTTGGCGATGATTCTGTCTCTACTGCTTTTAACTTAGGCTTTACCTTTACATTTTATGGCGAAGATTTTACATCAGCACGAATGGCTACTAATGGTTGCTTACATTTTAAAGCGTCAGGAGGCTATTGTAATGATTACACACCTGATCCTTTACCTGAAATTACATATACGCTATATCCTTTCTGGACTGATTTAATACAGGATAATAACTCGAAGGTACTGGCTAAAAGTTTTAGTGATAAGACTGTGTTCGGTTGGTATGACCTAAGAGAGTACAATCGTAGTGGTTCTGATAATAGTTTTGAAGTAATCCTTTGGACCAATGACACTTTTGATTTCCGCTATGGTGCATTAGATATTATTAATCACGATGTCCTAATAGGTGAGCAAGGAAGTGCAAGCGAAACATATACTTATTTGTTTCACGATGAATGTAGTACAGGCACTACTAATGTAGTTGGTACTTGTGTTAATACAGATTGGAACAACACTTCTTTCAATACTTTATTAGAAAATGGTGGTTCACTTTATGGCTTGGGTACTGGCAATGGTATAGATTGTAGTGATCCATTAAATAATACATCGTGTGCTGGATATGACGCTGCTTATTTAACACAACAATGTGGCATAGATTCTTTATACAATCTTTCATGCCCTTACTATTGGGACGCTTATGACGATCAGCAATGTGACCTAGACCCACAATACGCACCTTTTTGTCCTGGGTATACACAAGAAGAATCTGTTGCTTATTATGAGGAAGAAGAAGAACAATTTGACTATGGCTATACCGATGACGACATGTGGTATGACGAAGAATACGATGAATGGTTAGACCCCAGTGATCCTTGTTATGAAAATGCTTGTGAGGGTTTTACAGATGAGGATTGGTATGAGTTAGATGTCGAACAGTTTGGACAAGAGCAAGTGGATGAATGGTTTGGTACAGAGGTAGAGTTTAGTTCTGACGGAACAGTAGAGTGGGAAACAACTACGATGGATTCGTATGACGATGTAGATGTGTTAATGGATGAATATGACTTAGAACAAGAACAACTTAGAGAGGAAGAATACATAACCTTTGATTATATTGAAGAAGAACTTTATACAGAAGAGTTATACAATGAACCTGTATTGTTGGCGTATGAAAGCATTGAGTATGAGTTGCCACCACTAGAAGATGTACTACAAGAGCATTTCGAGCATGAAGAACATATAGATGTGTTTGAAGAAGAACCGATAGAGTTTTTAGAATTTGAAACAATAGAAGAGTTAGAGGAATATTTTGAAGAAGAAGAGTTTACAGAAGATGAGGTTATTGAGGATTTGGTTGTTGAAGAAATGGATGAGGATTCAGATTTGGAGGATAACGAAAACCTTAGAGAAGAGAGAGAAGGTCTAGAAGAAGATCAAGAAGTTAGCCTCGTAGATAATGAAGAAAGCAAAGACGGCAAGAAAGAAAGACAACTTAATGTCGTTGCTGATACTATTAGAGCCGCCAGTAATAGCGTAAGCGGGACTACATCAGGCACATCTATACAGTCTACAGGCAATTCTGTGGCTTCTGGAGGGGTTTCAAGCACTACAAGTACCGCAGTAGCCAGTTCAGCATCAGGAGGCGGTATAAGCACTAGTAATTCGCCTAGTATATCTGCTCAAGTAGCGAGTTCTGCCATACAAACACAACAAGTTTTATCTATGAGTACAACGGATGTGTCGGGTGGAAATACCATAGGTTCACAAAACACAGCAGTTGGCATTAGTAGTGAAAATACTAGTGGTGACAATAATACTGCTGTTGGCTCAGAAACAGTGGTTGCTTCTACAACTACTACGGAGACTAGTGTTTCTAGCGATACGGGTGGCTCACAAAACACAGCAGTAGGGGATAGTGGGCAAAATACCATAAGTGTGCAAAACACAGCAGTAGGTTCAATGGACGCAGAAATAGAAACAGCGATAGGTGAAGTATCCACTTCTGAAGCCGATCAAATAGCCGATCAGATTGTGGCCCAAAACATACAAGACCAACAAGAACAGCTAGAAGAACAGCAACAAGAAACAGGTGAATACGCTGACGAGGCTCAATTAATTTCTTATATGGGCTATGTGCAGGGTTTTGATGGGTATAGACAAGCTACTCTAGCTGATGCCTCCGATTGGTATGAACCAGAAGCAATTTATGCTAATGTATCAATGTCGGATAATAACGCTGCCTTCATAGGATTGTATGGAGACAGCTTAACTGGCATGAGAAATTTAATGAGTGGACAACCGAATTTATAAGGAAAATATTATGGACTGGTTTCAATCAAAAGCAGCACAGATCATAGGCTTGGTTTCTATTATAGGAACACTAGCTGGGTTTGGCTACACAGGTGCTACCTATGTGAATAGGATAGAAAACTTAGAATCTAAAATGTCTCGTTATATTAATGAAATAGATGGACTAGCAGATCAAGTAACGGAGTTGGATAAAAAGGTAGTAGCGGTTGATGAGCAAATCAAATCGTTAAATATAGAGACACAGGATTTAAGCCCTATTAAATCAGATGTTGTAATGCTACAAACAAGTATTGCTGGTATTAATGCAAGTATTGATTCTATGTATGATGATGTGCAGAGCCTAAAGAATAAAAACGATAACCCATTAGCGAACTGATATGAGTGACGAAAGAGATTACCACCCTAGCGGAAGATTTGGCGGAGACATGGATCGTAATGAAGTAGAAATGGACTTAAACAAGTTCATGGCAATGATCGAAGAGATTGGTGCTTTAAAGGATAAGATTAGAGATTTAGAAGACGTTAAAAACAACAACCCTTATCAGAAGATTATATTTATAGCACAGGCTATTGACTCATGGCGAATCTTTCCAAGAGCATTCCTTTCGGTTTATATGTACTTGCTTTACTACACGACCTTTTGGTTTATGAGTTTACCAGAACCTAGTTTTGAACAGTCTGGTTTAATATCTATAGTTGTAGGCGCAGGAGCAGCGTGGTTTGGACTCTATGCAGGAACGAGTGGATCGTCTAAAAGTTTTAAAGGAGAAAAATAATGGCATTTTATGTAAAAAAAATAGGTTTAACCAAATGGTTCAAAGAGACCTTTTTAGGTATTGAAGAGAAAGTGGTTAGAAACCGCACTAAAAAGGGAAGGTATGTTGCGGACGATAAGTCTACCAAAGACATCAACGAAGCGTATAAGACCGTTAATGTTAAGAAAAAAAAGAAAAAGAAAAAGAAATGAAAGTTGCCCTAGTTATAGGTGGAGCACTCTTTATTTCTATTATGGTTAACATCGTTGCGTTTACTAAATTAGATAAAGCAAAGATTGAACTGCAAACAGCGATCAACAATCAAGCGGTGCTAGAAAGAACTATACAAGAACAAAACGACCAGATTGTAAAAGCATTGGAAACAGCTAAAAAGACCCAAGTACAAATTCAATCGCTTAATACACAGTACACTCAGAGCCAAGCACAGGTCACCAACCTTAGAAACAAGTTTGCCAAACATAATCTTGAAGGGTTAGCCATGTCTAAACCAGGATTGTTGGAAAGCAAGATCAATAAAGCAACGGCTAGAGTAGGACAAGATTTAACTAATATAACTAACCCAGACCAATTTGATGAAAAAACTGCTGATAATTCCGCTACTACTGGTTAACGGATGCTCTACCTATTCACTCTTAGGTGATTTAGCGAACAGGGAACCACAAACAAAGCCTGTGGAAGTGGTGAGCGTTGCTAAACGAAGCCCGATATATCATCCGCCTTTACCAGAGCCGATAGAGGCATCCGATGTGGAGTGGAAGATACTGACCCCTGATACAATGAACGAATATCTAGCGCAAGTAGAAGCGGGCGAAGAACCCAGAGTAGCTTTTTACGGACTAACTTCTCAAGGCTATGAAAATTTATCAATGAACATGGGCGAGATAAAACGATACCTTGAGCAGATACTACATATTGTGGGATACTACAGGGATATTGATGACGATGAAGAGGAAGGAAAATAAATGCCTTATCAGAAATACGATTTAAAACCGGGTGTTGATAGAGAAGGAACCTCGTTTTCTGCGCAAGGGGGCTGGTTTGACAGCAACCTTGTACGGTTTAGAAAAGGGTTTCCTGAAAAAATTGGCGGTTGGGTCAAAGAACAAGTTGCCACTTATTTAGGCACTGGTCGTGCTTTGCATGCGTGGGTTTCTTTAGCCACAACCAAATACCTAGGGCTTGGCACCACGCTCAAATACTACATCAAAGAAGGAGATGTTTTTGATGACATAACGCCGATCAGAAAAACAAGCACAGACTCAATTACTTTCGCAGCCACTGATGGCTCTTCCACTATAACGGCTACTGACAGTAACCATGGTGCTCAAGCAAACGATTTTGTAACGATAAGCGGTGCTGCTACTTTAGGGGGCTTAATTACCGCTGCTGTCTTAAACCAAGAGTATCAAATTGCTACTGTACCCACTGTAAATACCTATACCTTCACGGCTAAAGATACTGATGATGCTACGGTCACAGCTAATTCTAGCGATTCTGGAAACGGCGGTGCTGGTGTTGATGGGTCTTATCAAATTAATGTAGGTCTTGATGAATATGTGACAGGTTCGGGTTGGGGCGCAGGCTTGTGGGGCGACGGAACCTTTGGTTCATCCTCTCCACTTTCAGCCAGTAACCAACTAAGGATTTGGACGCACGATAATTTTGGCGAAGATTTAATTATTAACCCAAGAGGCGGAGGTATTTATTATTGGACCGAGAACAGCGGATCAAGTGTTAGAGCCGTTGCTTTAGAAGATTTAAGCGGAGCCAACTTACCGCCCACACTAGCTTTACAGACATTGGTCAGTGATGTAGACCGACACGTTATTTGCCTGGGCGCAGACCCTTTAGATGATGCAGGAGTAGCCAGAACAAGTGCCATTGATCCTTTGTTTATCTGTTGGTGTGACCAAGAAGTAGTTACCCAATGGGAACCTAAAATAACCAACACAGCGGGGTCCTTGCGTCTCTCCGCTGGGTCCAAGATTATCGGTGGGCTTCGTTCAAGACAAGAAACCTTAATTTGGACAGATGACGCTCTTTACAGCATGCAATTTATTGGGGCCCCTTATACTTTTGGGGTTAGCTTAATTAACTCAGGGGTCGGGATGATTGCCCCTAAAGCCGCGGTCAACGCTCCTCCGGGAGTTTTTTGGATGGATCGCTCTGGTTTCTATCTCTACAACGGAAGTGTTAGTCGTGTTCTCTGTAGTGTTCACAGCTATGTATTTGATGACTTTAACCAAGACCAGATGTATAAAGTTTTTGCTTTCTTAAACCGACAGTTTAACGAAGTGGGTTGGTATTACCCTTCTGGGAGTTCCACAGAAATTGATCGTTATGTGGTCTATAACTATCAAGCGCAAGTGTGGTATTACGGAGAAATGACACGTTTTGCTTGGTTGGATGAAGGCGTAGAGTCTTATCCAAGGGCCACGGGCACCGATACTTATAACTATGTCTACCAACATGAAACAGGCAATGACGATGACGGTTCGCCCATGGACAATGTTTACATAGAATCAGCGGACTTTGCCTTAGATGGCATTGGTAACACCTTTACGCAAATACAGAACGCTATGCCCGATGTTTTATTTACCGGTGACGGTGGGTCTGACCAAACGGTAAACTTTGTTTTGAAGACAAGAAACTTTCCCAACGAGTCTTTAACCACCAAAAGCACGAGTCAAGTAACAGCAAGTACAACTAAACTTGATCTAAGGAGCCGGTCACGACAAGCCGTGGTTCGCCTAGAATCAGACGACGATGCGAGTGCAGGAGAAAGATTGGGTGTGGGGTGGAGGGTTGGCTCTATGCGGCTCAATACCAATCCTAGCGGGAAAAGATAGTGGCACGTTTACTTGTCACCAGATTACCGCAGGCTCCTATGACGCACGGACATGTCCACCCTGATTTATTTAACCGATTTATAAGGGTTTTGGAACTAAATCTACAAAGTTTTGATCCTACGGCAACTTATCAGTATACTGATACTACCCTCGATCAACTTTTTTTTAATCAAGGGGACATCATTTGGAACCTGACAGAAGGTAGGTTACAGGTGTATGATGGCGACAGGTGGCAAACATTATACGCGCCCAGAGAAAAGGGTGTAGGTGCTACCGGACAGCTAGGGTCTGTAACCGTTGCGACCAATGGAAACACGTCGGTAAGTATTGGCGAAGTTGCAACAGGGTACGGAACAGAACAGTGGTACACATAGTATAATGCCTATATTTAAAACAAC